ACGTGGTGTTCAGTCATCTTGACATGCACTGGCAAGACTATGTTGTGCAGAATCCAAAGTACATGCGACCAGAAGAACTCAAGTACCTCAAGGGAGATTCCACCAAGGCACTCGCTGCTTTCGGGTGGGAACCAGAGTACACATTTGAATCGATGATGCACGAAATGGTGGATCATTGGATGGAAGTATTTAAACGATGAGTTATTTGGTTACAGGTGGTGCAGGATTTATCGGTAGCAATTTAGTTCAGACACTTCTAGATGAGGGAAGGGAAGTTGTTTGTTTAGACAAGAACCCACACGGAACTTTACATCAAGGTTCTATAAATTATATTGGTTCTGTCAATAACGTCGAACTACTAAGGGATCTTGTCGAGAGGTATGATGTCAAAACTATTTTCCATATGGCGGCAGAAGCAAGTATTCAAGTTTCGTTGAAGGATCCTATACACACTACACGGCAGAATGTTTTAGGAACGAATAGAGTTCTTCAGACTGCAAGAGAATGTGGAGTGGATCGCGTTGTGTTTTCCTCTACCTCTGCTGTGTATGAGTGTGATCACCTGATTCAATGTGAGTCCTCTCATCTGAAACCAACACTGAATCCCTATGCAATGTCGAAATATTGTGCCGAGCAATTGTGTGAGTTCTATAGCAACTATCTCAATGTAAACACCTTTCGTTACTTCAACGTGTATGGAAACGGACATAGAGTTGATGGTGCATATCCTCCCGTGGTAGCAATTTTTATGGAGAGACAGAAGCAAGGTCTTCCACTAGAGATTGTTGGAACGGGAAACCAGAAACGAGATTTTGTTAATGTGTCTGATGTCGTGCGTGCGAATATAATGATGGCAGATTCTGATATCAAAGGCGGAATCTACAATGTTGGTTCTGGTGAAAATCATTCAGTGAAAGAAATTGCTGATATGATTTCAGAAAATCAAATACATATAGAGCAGAGAAAAGGTGAAGTCACTTCCACTCTTGCGAACATTCATAAAATTAAAACTGAATTGAACTGGTCCCCTAAAACTTCTCTTGGGGATTGGATAAAAAATGAACTGGAGATGAATTGATGGATAACTCACGCCCAAAAATTACCCTTTGTATGATTGTAAAGGACGAACACCACTGTATCGAGAGGTGTTTGGAGTCTTGTTATCCTCACATCGACAGGTATGATATCACTGACACCGGATCGACTGATGGCACACAGGACATCATCAAGAAGTTCTTTGATGAAAAGGGAATCCCCGGTGAAGTTCATCAGTCTGACTGGAAAGGATTCGGTGATCACGCTGGTAAGATGGGATCACGCACCGAGTCACTCCACAATGCAGAAAAGAGCGATGCTGAGTATGCATGGGTTATTGATGCAGACGACTCGATCGCCGGTGACTTCCGTTGGCCTGAGGAAATGGATAAACATTCATACTCACTGAAAATTCATCGCGGTGATTTTACATGGTGGAGAAACCAAGTCTTCAAACTCGGTATGGGTTGGAAGTATTCGGGTATCCTACATGAATATGCCCATTGTGATAATGGTGCAGAACCAATAACTTCAGTTCGTATCGACGGTAACTATTATGTCGAAGCAAGAACCGAGGGAAATCGAAACGTCGATATCGATCCAGTCGAAAAGTATAGCAGAGATGCTGTGGTTCTCGAAGAGGCCCTGAAGGATGAACCAGAGAATCATCGTTACTGGTTCTACCTTGGTCAAAGTTACTTTGATTCACAGCAATGGGTCAAAGCATCTGAAGCATATGCAAAACGTGCTACTCTCGGTGGTTGGGAAGAGGAGGCATTCTATGCATTGTTTCGTGTAGCAATTTGTTCTTCCTTGCTAGAGGAACCAATTGACGTTCAAGCACACAAGTATATGCAGGCATATGACTACAGACCGATTCGTGCAGAACCTTTGCATCAGATTTCTCGAATGTATCGCATGAACAACATGCCACGGGCAGCATATCTTTATGCAAAACAAGCAGCATCTTTACCTTATCCACATGGTGATATTTTATTCCTCGCAGATGAAGTATACAAGTGGCAGGCACTTGATGAACTGGGTGCGACTGCGTTCTATTGTCACGACTACGAAGTTGGATTCCATGTGATGGAGAAACTCGTCAGTGAAAGGCACTATCCCGACTCGGAACACACCCGTATGCTTGAGAACCACCGTCAGTATTCACTGAAGGTTCAGGAACTACACAAGCAGAGAGAAGAACAGCGACAAGCAGAAGTAGAGGCACAGAAGCAAAAGAAGGACAAAGAAGTCCGAAAGAAGAATTCCTACAAGAAGCGAAAGGGTAAGAAGTGAACGCGACAATTGTGAAAATCGAAAAACTACATGATGATGTTATTATGCCTAGTCACGCCACCTCCGGATCGGCATGTTTTGACATCCATGCCTATGTTCCAGACAAACAGATGGTGACTATTTACGATAGGTTTAATTCTGCCTTTGATGTCCCGTGTTCGGATGACGGCACTAGGTTAGAAGCAGGAGAGAGAATGCTGGTGCCTACTGGATTCGCCCTTTCAATGCCTTATAATTATTCTGTTCGTCTTCATGCACGTTCTGGAATTTCTTTGAAGAATGGGGTTGCATTAGCAAATTCACAGGGTATAATAGATGCAGACTATCGAGAGGAAGTTTTCGTATTGCTTCATAATACAACACAACAACCTTTCATTATTAATCATGGAGACAGAATCTGTCAAGGCGAGGTCTTTGAACGTGTGAACTTTTCCTTCGAGGAAGTGGAGACCGTTAAGGACGAAGATCTCGAACGTGTTGGTGGATTCGGCAGCACTGGAGTGAAGAATGACTAGAGATGAATTACTGAAACATCACGCCGAACTGTCTACACAGGCAAGAGAACTGATGAACCTCAAGAATCGTGACTATGCCGGTAGCGGTGGTGAAGAACCATTTGCAAACTTCACTCGTTGTGAGGCGATGGGCATCTGCAATACTGAACAGGGATTTATGGTTCGACTAACAGACAAGATGAGTCGCTTGAGTTCCTTCGTACAATCTGGTAAGATGCATGTTGAGGACGAGTCTTTTCAAGATACCTGCCTCGATGTGATTAACTATATGGTTCTACTTTCTGCGTATATCAAGGACAAAGATGCCGAGTGATTTCTTCTACACTAATGTGTCAATGATTGGCGACTACATCCTCTACCGAGGAATCAAAGACGGACAACCCACCCAGATTCGAGAAAAATACAACCCGACACTCTTCCTTCCATCAAACGAGAAAACTAAGTATCGCACGTTGGACGGCAAGTTTGTCGAACCGATCAAACCCGGACAAGTTTCAGACTGTCGGGAGTTTGTTCGTAAGTATGATGGAGTCCAAGGGTTCCAAGTCTACGGCAACACTGACTATGTGTATCAGTTCATCGGTGACATCTTTCCCAAAGAAGTCGATTATGACATCGACAAGATCAAGATTGCCACCATCGACATCGAGACGACATGCGAAGGTGGATTCCCGCAGATATCAGATCCCAACGAAGAAGTGATCACGATCACATACTGCCTTGATGGTAAGTATTTCGTTTTCGGTCTTGGTGAGTTCGATCTACCGGAAGAGTACGAGCAATACTCCTTCGACAACGAAGAGGATCTACTCCGCACATTCTTGGAATTGTGGAACGAGGATCATCCAGACATCGTGACCGGATGGAACATCAAGTTCTTTGATATCCCATACCTTGTCAACCGAATGGTTCGAGTGTTGGGTGAACGGGAAGTTAACCTTCTTTCCCCGTGGAAGAAGATCAGATCGAAGACGATCCAACGAATGAATCGAGAGCATGAGACTTTCCAGATCATGGGTGTTTCTGTTCTCGACTATCTCGACCTGTACCGAACATTCACTTATGTGAACCAAGAATCATATCGACTCGATCACATTGCCAATGTGGAACTCGGTGATGCGAAACTATCTTACGACGAGTTCGACAGTATGGCAGAGTTCTACAAGAAAGACTTCCAGAAGTTTGTCGAGTACAATGTCAAAGATGTGGAACTGATCGTTCGGTTGGAAGAGAAACTCAAACTCATCGAACTGTCATTGGCACTTGCGTACTCTGCCAAGGTAAACTTCGAGGATGTGTTCTCCCAAGTTCGAACGTGGGATCAGATCATCTATCATTATCTGTCGGAACAGAACATTGTGATTCCGATGAAGTCGGGTTCCAAGAAGGATGAACAATTCGCTGGTGCGTATGTTAAGGATCCAATCGTGGGACAACACGACTGGGTTGTGTCTTTCGACCTGAACAGTCTGTATCCCCACTTGATCATGCAATACAACATCAGTCCTGAGACGAAGATCGAACAGGACAAAGATTACATGATTACGCCTAATGGTATCCTTGAGGGAAGTGATCGTCCGAAGAAGGCCTTACTCAACCACAAGAGCAAGGACTACTCGATCGCTGCCAACGGAACGTGCTACCGTCGAGACGTTCAGGGGTTCCTCCCTGCGTTGATGGAGAAGATGTACGAAGAACGTAGCATGTACAAGAAGAAGATGATTGAATGTCAGAAGCAGAAGGAGAAAGATCCCGACAATCGGGAACTAGACTACCAGATTGCAAAGTTCAACAACTTCCAGTTGGTTCGTAAGATTCAATTGAACTCTGCTTATGGTGCGATTGGTAATCAATACTTCCGCTACTTCGATGTCGATATGGCAGAAGCAATCACCTTGTCCGGGCAGTTGAGTATTCGCTGGATTCAGGATTCACTAAACAAGTTCCTGAACAATGCTCTCGACTCCGATGACAAAGACTACATCATCGCAAGTGACACAGACAGTGTGTACATTCGCCTTGGTGATCTGGTGGACAAGGTTTGCAAGAAGAAGGACGATACATCCATCGTAGATTTCCTTGATGATTCGTGCGAGAAGATCATCGAACCATTCATCGAGAAGGAGTACAATCGACTCTCTCGCCTGATGAATGCATACACCAACAAGATGGTGATGGGTAGAGAAGTCATTGCGAACAAGGGTATCTGGACTGCCAAGAAACGGTACATGCTCAATGTGTTCGACTCCGAAGGTGTTCGGTACGCCGAACCGAAACTCAAGATCATGGGTATCGAAACGAGTCGGAGTTCAACTCCTGCCATCGTTCGCAAGAAACTCAAGGAGGTGATCGGGTTGATCATGTCTACGGATGAGGATACCATCATCAAGTTCATCGAGGAGTTCCGGGATGAATTCAATCAACTCGATCCCGAGGAGATCTCGTTCCCGCGTTCCGTGTCCGGCATGGAGAAGTATCAAGACAGCAACACTGTCTACGCGAAGGGCACACCAATCGCAGTCAAGGGATCTCTGATATATAATAGGATGATCAAGAACAGCGGGTTGTCTAGAAAATACAGATCAATCGTCGAGGGAGATAAGATCAAGTTCACTTACCTCAAGGTTCCAAACCCAACGAACGATCAGGTTATCGCCTTCCCGAACAGTCTACCAAAAGAACTTGACATACACAGGTTTGTAGACTATGATCTACAGTTTGATAAAAGTTTCCTCGATCCACTGAAAAACATTCTCAATGTGGTTGGATGGAACACAGAAAAAGTTAACACACTAGAATCCTTTTTTGCATAGGAGATACAGAATGAAATGGATTGAAGTAAATTATGTGTGGTTGGATGGAAACACCACACCACAACTTCGTAGTAAGACTAAGTTGATTGAAGTAGAAGATGAACAGGAGAGTATGAATCTCCAGATGATTCCAGAGTGGTCCTACGATGGATCTAGTTGCAACCAAGCAGATCCACACAAGAGTGATCTTATTCTTCGACCATACAGTCTGTCGAAGACACCGTGGGAAACCTTCGTTGTGTTCTGTGAGGTATTCAACTCAGACGGCGAGACACCACACGAAACAAACTATCGTGCGCCTCTTCGTATGACTCTCAAAGATAATCCAGAAACCAGAGATTACTGGTTCGGAGTCGAACAGGAGTATGTCATCTACAACACCGAAAGTGGCACGGTTCTTGGGTGGGAACAGGGTACACCCGGACCACAAGGTCCGTACTACTGTGGTGTCGGTGGAATGCGGACTGTCGGACGAAACTTTGTCAATGAACACTATGCAGTCTGTAAGACAATGGGAGTTCCGATCGAAGGTGCAAACGCCGAAGTGATGCTCGGACAATGGGAGTATCAGGTTGGATATATGGACGCACTAACTGTTGCTGATCAACTTTGGATGGCAAGGTACATGGCAGAAATTATCAGTGAGCGATATAAGTATTCCATTAGTCTCCATCCCAAACCAAAGAGCGGTGACTGGAACGGTTCGGGCGCACACATCAACTTCTCGACTCCATCCATGCGTATGGCAAAGTCATCCAGTATGGAATACCTAGAAAGTGTTTGTGATGAGTTCGGTAATCATCCTGACCTGATTCGTGTGTATGGTGAAGACAATAATCTTCGACTGACAGGAAAGCATGAGACTGCACATATCGAGGACTTCTCGTATGGTGTTTCGGATAGAACCAAGTCTATTCGAATTCCTGTGGATACTGCAAACGAAGAACGAGGACATCTCGAAGATCGAAGGCCTGCGGCGAACATGGATCCATATCAGGCGTTTACATCTATTATTGGTGTATTGCAACAAGTACCAGTGGCCGAGATCCGCGGCGGCGAAAAGACAGAGGTCGAGCATGAAGTTAAAAGTGGAACTTGAACATGCAACATTAAAGGTTGCACATAATTTAATTTCTGATAGAATAGATGATCTTGGTAGGAGTATAAAATTCCTCATGAAAGACAAGAGTTGTCCAAAGGACGTATTAGAAGATAAAATGGAACGGCGTGAAAAATTGCGTGAAGCACAAGAAGATATTGGGAGATTACACAATGAGTTTTCTTAATGAAATGATTAGCAAGACAGGCAACAAGTATGCAAGTGTTGTTGCAGATGGTCTTGATGGGAGTGATGTAGATGGGTTCGTTGATACTGGGTCTTATGCTTTTAATGCTCTGCTTTCTGGCAGTTTGTACGGGGGTATACCTGATAATAAAATTCTTGCGATCGCTGGCGAAAGTGCAACTGGTAAGACGTACTTTACGATTGGCATTGTACATAAATTTCTCCGTGATAACCCTGATGGTGTTGTTCTGTATTTTGATAGCGAGCAGGCAGTAACTTCTGACATGTTCAGAGATCGTGGATGTGATCCGGATAGAGTCGCAGTTTTTCCTGTTGCTACGGTAGAAGACTTCCGACATCAAGCAATCACGGTTGTGGACAACTACCTTGAACTTGCAAAGAAGGATCAGAAACCAATGCTGATCTGTCTTGATTCTCTTGGTATGCTTTCGACTGCCAAGGAGATGGAAGATACCGCAGAAGGTAAGGGTACGAGAGACATGACTCGGGCCCAAGTGATCAAGGCAACTTTCCGTGTACTGACTCTCAAGTTGGGTAAGGCAGGTATTCCCCTGATCATGACTAACCATACTTACGATGTGGTTGGTTCTATGTTCCCACAAAAGACTATGGGTGGTGGTTCTGGACTGAAGTATGCTGCTTCGACCATCGTATATCTTTCGAAGAAGAAGGTGAAGGAAGGAACCGATGTCATCGGAAATATCATTCACTGTAAACTCTTCAAGGGAAGAATGACAAAGGAGAACTCGATGATTGATGTCATGCTCAATTATGACGAGGGACTCAATCCATACTATGGACTTGTCGAGATTGCCCTTAAGTACGAGATCTTCAAGAAGGTTTCTACTCGTTTGGAAATGCCAGACGGAAGTAAGGTTTTCGAGAAGGTTCTATATAAAACTCCAGAGAAGTATTTCACTCCAGAGGTAATGAAGCAAATGGAAGTTGCCGTTGCTAAGGAATTCAAATACGGCATTGAAGAAGAAATCGAACAAAAGGAAGAAGAAAATGTCGAAGACAGCATTCAGTAATACATACGAATTTATCGAGTACAAGTCAGAAGACGAACTACTCGAAGGCGCCCTCAAGGTAACTGATGGTGACTACAAGGACCTCGTATATCGATATGGACTGGTACAGTTCAAAGAGAACGAGGGACAGATGATCATGAATTTCCAGTTTGAGATTCTTGAGAATCCACATGAAGTAAAGACCGAGGACAACGGCGACCTCATCGATTATATGGGAGATGTTTTATGCGAAATCATGGAAGAAGAGTTGCAAAATCCCAAAGATGTGGTAGAATATGAGGAAGAACAGTTCGACGAGAAAATGCAGTCAACTGTTGAAAAGATGAAATCTGACATCGAGGAAATGAGGTCTTCTTCTAGTGAATCCCGAGAACAATACCGTCGAGAAACTGATACTCCAGAATCTGATTCTGAATGAAGAGTATTCTCGCAAAACCGTACCATTTTTACATGCAGACTATTTTCACGACATCGTAGAAAAGACTCTGTTCAAGTCCGTCCAAGATTTTATCCTAGAGTATGGCAATCGTCCCACGAAAGAGGCGATTGTTATCTCTTTGGATGGAAAAAAGAATCTGACTCAAGATCAGTTCAACGATTGCGTTGATATTCTCAATGATCTATGTGACTCATTTACCGAACAGGATGATGAGTGGTTGTATGAGAAGAGTGAAAAGTTTTGTAAGGACAAAGCAGTATATAATGCCATCATGGACTCTATCCAGATCATTGATGGTAAGAATGAAACACGAACAGAAAACGCCATACCTGAAATTCTATCAGAGGCCCTGTCCGTTTCGTTTGATACTCACATCGGACATGATTACATCGAAGATGCCGACGAACGCTATGAATTCTACCACAAGACGGAATCTAAAATCCCATTTGATCTTGAGATGTTCAACACTATCACACAAGGCGGAACACCGAAGAAAACACTCAACATGATTCTTGCCGGTACTGGTGTGGGTAAGTCTTTGTTTATGTGTCATCATGCAGCAGCGTGTCTTTCACAAAACAACAACGTGTTGTACATCACCTGTGAGATGGCAGAGGAACGTATTGCAGAACGTATTGATGCAAACCTCATGGACATTACTATGGATGACATGAAGGCACTACCAAAGCAGATCTACGACAAGAAGTTAGAAACTGCAACTCAAGGTTGTACAGGTAAATTGATTGTCAAGGAATATCCTACTGCCACGGCACATGTCAATCACTTCAGGGCATTGCTCGATGAATTAAAACTAAAAAAGAAGTTTATTCCTGATATTATTTTTATTGATTACCTAAATATCTGTGCTTCGTCACGAATGAAGCAAAATGCAAACGTAAACTCCTACACATATATCAAGGCCATCGCGGAAGAACTTCGCGGTCTTGCAGTTGAAAGGAATGTTCCAGTCTTCTCAGCAACACAAACAAACCGATCTGGATTCAACAACAGTGATGTTGGACTTGAAGATACGTCCGAGTCATTCGGGTTGCCAGCAACGGCAGATTTGATGTTTGCTTTGATTTCTACCGAAGAACTAGAAGAGCAGAATCAGATTATGGTCAAGCAGTTGAAGAACAGATATAATGACGTTGTTACGAACAAGAAATTTGTTCTTGGCATCACCCGTGCAAAGATGAAATTGTTTGATGTGGATCCGAATGAGCAAACTGGATTGGTAGATACTAATCTAACAGAAGATACAGAGTATGGTAATGGATTTGGTGAGGACTCGTTCAAGCAGAAATTTGCTGGATGGAATGTTTGATGTCAACGTATATTGATAAGAAGTTTATTAATTTTCTTTCGCCTCAACTAGAAAAGTTCGCTTGGAAGCGAGACAATCTGGCAAATTGCAGATGTCCTATCTGTGGTGATTCAAAGAAAAACAAGAACAAGGCCCGTGGGTTCTTCTTCCAGAAGGGAACCGACTTCTTCTACAAGTGTCACAATTGTGATGCCAGTTTTTCTTTGTATCGATTACTTGAACAGATTGCCCCAAACTTAATGAAAGAGTATTCCCTAGAGCGGTGGAAGAATGGAGAGACAAATAAATCGAACTATGTAAAACCGAGGGAAAAAGAGATGTTCAAGTTTTCGAAACCAAACCCAAAACCCAGACCAGAAATTCTAAAGGGTGTGCCTTGTATCAAGGAATTACCCAAAGATCATCAGTGTATTGAGTTTGTCAACATGCGAGGTATTCCAAAGGAACACTGGGACAAGTTATACTACACAGATAACTTCGGATCGTTCATGAAAAGAATTGATCCAGATCGTTATGATGTAGTAGGAGCAGAACCCAGACTTGTCATACCGTTCTTCAATAAGGATGGGGAAGTTGTAGCAGCACAAGGACGTTCCATCAATTTCAAAGACGATGCCAATCGAAGACGAACTGTCAAGTATCTCACAGTAAAGAGCGACAAGTCTTCTGATCGACTGTGGTATGGACAATGGAGAGTCAATCCAAAGAAAACAATTTACATCGTAGAGGGCCCTCTCGATAGTCTATTCTTGCGTAACTCAATTGCAATGGTTGGTGCCGGCGCACTTGATCAAATCCCAGCACATCTCAAGCACAGTGATGGTGTCTATGTATTGGACAATGAACCAAGGAACATTCAGATAGTTCGATATAACGAAAGACTGATTGAACTCGGCAAGAAAATTTGCATTTGGCCTTCTGCTGTCAAGGAGAAGGATATCAATGATATGGCATACAACAAATCGACTCGAACGATCGAGAAGGTTATCAACGACAACACATTTAGTGGGATGAAAGCAACCCTCAAACTAAATCAATGGAGAAGAGTATAATATGAGAGTTTTGGATAGAGGACATGTTCAACTCGTCGATCACATGGGAAGTGATTTGACCGTTTGTAATGCAGCAAGAGTTTCATTCAATAAAGAAAGTGATTGGTGTACAGACGAAGCAGCAGTCACCCGACTTGCCGAAAGTGGTTCCCAATACCACCCAGAGGACGTAAGGGATTTGTGTGATGGTGATAAGAAGTTGATCCGTTACCTTGCGACTCATGGACATTGGACGCCCTTTGCACATCCGCAGATCACGTTGAGAATCAAGGCACCCGTGTCGATTCGCACTCAGTTCTTCAAGCACAAGCAAGGATTCGTTGAAAACGAGATCTCTCGTCGTTATGTTTCATTCGAACCAGAGTTTTACTACCCATCCTGGCGAGGGAAACCAACGGATGGTGCAAAGCAAGGCAGTGATGACTTCATTTCGGTTCATCCTGAGGCAGAGAAGAACTTTGATAATGTGATGCGTCTTGCAATGTATACATACAATGAACTACTTCGTAATGGAGTCGCTCCAGAGCAAGCACGATTCGCTCTCCCGCAGGGAATGTACACGGAATGGTTCTGGACGGGTTCTCTTGCTGCGTATGCAAGATTCTATAAGCAACGCATCGATGAACACGCACAATGGGAGATTCGAGAATACGCGGCGACGATTGGTAGGGTAATTCAACCCCTTTTCCGTGAATCGTGGAAGTATCTCACGGCATAAATAATAAAAAAGGAGTCTATTTATGCCCTCAGCATATCACGAAATAATAATCGAACAGGGTGAAACCCTATCATTATACTTGACATTCAAGGACGCAACTGGTGCAGTTAAAGATCTTTCTGGTCACACCGCCGATATGATGTGTCGTCGATCTGCTCTTGCAGACGCTATTTTGTTTCATGCTCAGGGTTCTATAAATGCAGACGACAGTGTATCCTTTTCTGGATTAACTGGTGGTGGTTTGACTGGTGAATATACTCCGGGAAATACATTTGCAGGGACTGCTGGTTCGGGTGGAATAACTCTGAACTCAAGCAGTGCAGGTGCAACTGGCACAACTGGAGGAATTCTCATTAATATGGATGCTGCTACCACTAAGAATCTACCACGCGGAAGATTCTTTTATGATCTAGAAATTAATCAACAAGGAACTGTGACTAAAGTTATTAGTGGTAGATTTGAAGTTCTTGGGGAGATCTCTAGATGAGTCAGAACCGAGTAGAAATTCAACAATCAAATCCAAGCATAACCATTGCATCTAACGCTGGTTTACCGGGTCCAGTGGGTCCACAGGGTGATGATGGAACTGTTGCACAGGCAGGCGCTCCGGGAAACACAGGTAATACAGGAAACACAGGTAATACAGGAAACACCGGACCCCAAGGAACAACTGGTAACACAGGAAACACCGGACCCCAAGGAACAACGGGAAACACTGGTAACACCGGACCCCAAGGAACTGCTGGATCTGATTCTACTGTTGCTGGTCCTCAAGGAAATACTGGTAACACTGGTAACACCGGACCCCAAGGAACTGCTGGATCTGATTCTACTGTTCCTGGTCCTCAAGGAACTGCTGGTAACATCGGACCCCAAGGAACAACTGGTAACACTGGTAACACCGGACCCCAAGGAACTGCTGGTAACACCGGACCCCAAGGAACAACTGGTAACACTGGTAACACCGGACCCCAAGGAACTGCCGGGTCCGATTCTACTGTTCCTGGTCCTCAAGGAACTGCTGGTAACATCGGACCCCAAGGAACAACTGGTAACACAGGAAACACCGGACCCCAAGGAACTGCTGGTAACACAGGACCCAGAGGTGCAGGAGGAACCCTTGCATTCCTTTATGTGAACGGACCCGTTGGTGCTTCTGGTGCTTCTCTCGAAGGATTGAGTCTTGGAGTGTCTGGTGCTGGTATCACATTGATTTTCAATGGTGGTGAGACAAATGCTCAGGTAACATTCGAAGTGTCAGCAACAGGTAATAGTGATGGTTCGGGTGATCCGGTTAATACTAGTACCGTGCGGGCCGCCGGCGCATTGATGGACGATGAACTTGCCACTGCAAGTCCTACATTCGCTGGTGTTTCTGCTGCTGGTATTAGTGCTGATATCGTTAACATTGGAAATGTGATTAAATTCACCAGTGGTATGACTGCTGCATCTATTGTTACTACAGTGAACGGTGTTTCTGGTGATGTTACGATTTCTGGGAGTAGCGAAGAAGACTTTACTACAGCACTGAAGAACAAACTCGACGCTATTGAAGCAAGTGCTGATGTAACCGATGCTACCAATGTAACATCAGCAGGTGCCTTGATGGATTCTGAACTTACATCTATAGCAGACGTTAAGGCACTGAACCAATCAGTCGTAACATCCGCACACCCCACATTTGCTGGTGTTTCTGCTGCTGGTGTCAGTGCAAACTTTGTAGATATTGGTGATCAGATCAAGTTCACCAGTGGTATGACTGCTGCATCCATTGTAACTACAGTCAATGGTGTGTCTGGTGATGTCACACTTGTTGTCACCGATCAAAACTTTACCGATGATGATCATACTAAACTTAATGGTATTGAAGCAAGTGCCGATGTGACTGATGCTACAAACGTGGCAGCAGCAGGTGCATTAATGGATTCAGAACTTTCATCTATCGCAGATGTCAAGGCATTAGATCAATCAGTAGTATCCGGTGCAAGTCCTACATTCGGCACGGCCAACTTCACTGACGCTTCCAATAAGCGTCTGATGACGGATGCACAGGAATCGAAGTTGGACGGAATTGAAGCAAGTGCTGATGTAACCGATGCTACCAATGTGGCAGCAGCAGGTGCATTAATGGATTCTGAACTTGCGTCTATAGCAGATGTCAAGGCACTAGATCAGTCAGTCGTATCAGGTGCAAGTCCAACATTTGCCGCAACCAACTTTACTGGAATCACACACACTGACGAGAATTTTACTGCTGCCGATCACACTAAACTTAATGGAATCGAAGCAAGTGCTGATGTGACTGATGCCACTAATGTAGCATCTGCGGGTGCATTAATGGATTCCGAACTTGCGTCTATTGCAGATGTTAAAGCATTAGATCAATCAGTAGTATCCGGTGCAAGTCCTACATTTGCGGCAACCAACTTTACTGGAATCACACACACCGACGAAAACTTTACTGCTGCCGATCACACTAAACTCAATGGAATTGAAGCAAGTGCTGATGTGACCGACGCTACCAATGTGGCAGCAGCAGGTGCATTAATGGATTCCGAACTTTCGTCCATTGCAGATGTCAAGGCACTAGATCAGTCAGTCGTGTCTGGTGCAAGTCCAACATTCGGAACAGCCAACTTCACTGATGCATCAAACAAGCGGTTAATGACAGATGCACAAGAATCAAAGTTGGATGGTGTGGAAGCAAGTGCTGATGTAACTGATGCTACCAACGTGGCGGCAGCAGGCGCACTAATGGATTCAGAACTTACATCCATCGCAGATGTTAAGGCACTAAACCAATCAGTCGTAACAACTGCACATCCAACATTCGCTGGTGTTTCTGCTGCTGGTGTTTCTGCCAACTTTGTAGATGTCGGCGATCAAATTAAGTTTACCAGTGGTATGACTGCTGCATCTATTGTTACCACCGTAAATGGTGTTTCTGGTGATGTTACGATTTCTGGGATTAGCGACGAAAACTTTACTACAGCACTGAAGAACAAACTAGATGGTATTGAAGCAAGTGCTGATGTAACTGATGCTACCAATGTAACATCTGCCGGTGCCTTGATGGATTCAGAACTTTCATCTATAGCAGATGTTAAAGCATTGGATCAATCGGTAATATCAGGTGCAAGTCCAACATTCGGAACGGCCAACTTTACCGATGCGTCTAACAAGAGGTTGATGACGGATGCACAGGAATCGAAGTTGGACGGAATCGAAGCAAGTGCTGATGTAACCGATGCTACCAATGTAACATCTGCCGGTGCCTTGATGGATTCTGAACTTACATCTATAGCAGATGTTAAGGCACTGAACCA